AGGGCATTTGAACAATCTGTTGGATTTGATATTAAAGTTCCTCCTTCTCGCAATAAACCTATAGATTTTAAAGAGGTTTTAGAAAAACCAATAAATAAAAATTTTAATCCAAAACTATATCAATCGAATACTTTTGCTGACGCACACTCTGGTTTAGGGCATACCAGCGCAGAAAATATAAGTAAAGTTATTAATCATATAGGTCAGAATTATTACGCTTATTCACCAAAACAAGGATCAAAAACAAAAAGATTAAAAATTGATGATGAAACCTCTATTATTTCTCAACCAGATCTTTTAGGAGATTTGTTTATTCGTCCAAGATATACAGAAATTATTGGTGAAGGTTCAGATGTTCCAAAACAAATAGAAACTTCTTCCATTTCTAGTCTAAACACTACAGCTAAAAAGACTTTATTAAATGGAGTTTCTCAATTGGACTTTGATCGTATTTTAAGAAGAAAAATAAAGATGCAATTTGCTCAAGATAGAGTATATGGTTCTGGTTTTATTCCTAATTTTGCTATACCAGTAGATTCTGCAAGAATACCTTGGTTCAAAAAATACGCATCTTCTTATAAAAATATAGCTTCAGATAAAGATGTTTTCAGACAAATTGATTTTCCAACTTATGGAAAAGGATTAGATCATAATTATGCAAAAGTTGGAAATGCTGATATGGTTTCATTTTTATATGAAGACTTTGTAAGATCTGCAATAAATATCGCTTTAGGTTCTAAGCAAGCCGTAAGATCTAAAGAAGCTGGTTTTAAAAATACACCAACAAACGCTATATCTAATAGAGATCCAATAGATTTGGCGCAAAAAATTAGTGGTGCTAAATTTAGAATGCTTGAAGTTAAACAATCAAAAAACAATCAAAAAGAGACTATATCTCAAATTTCAGATGCAAAATTAAGAGGTCTTTTTCAAGAAAATCCAGAATTGGCTAAAAATGTTGAATTAATGTCGATTATATTTAATGATCCAAGATATGTCGATCCTACAGGAAAAAATCCTGCTGGAGTTTTAAGTCCATTTGAGCAAAATATTGCGCCTATTGTAAAAAACAGTTACGCAGATGTTGATTCAACCATGAGGGGTAAACTTGGATTGCTTACAGATGGTTTATTAAAAAGATACGAAGCTAAGAAAAATTCATTTTCTAAAGGTTTTATTCCTAATTTTGCATATAAACAAGCAGTAATGGGCTTAGAAGAAAGCATGAGTGGTAACAAAGCTATCTTTGATATCAAGCCTTTCCCACATATCAGAAACAGCGGTCAACCAACATTTAGTTCTGCGATTGCTGATCATGGTGGTTTAGGCAATGCATTGAGTGATTCAATGAGAGAGCAGAAAGCTGCTGGATTAATGAGTAGGGGATTCGTGCCAAATTTTGCTACTAGACCTTATAGATATTCTGGTAGAGGATCAACAATAGATCCTAGCAGCAGTATTTCACAATATTCTACTAGTTTAGGATTAAGTTTAGCAGATCAAGAAAGACAAGCTAGGGAAGAATTTAATAGAATTATAAATGCTTTGAGAGCTGGAGCAATGAATGCTCAACAGGCTACGACTGCATTTAATACTTTAAATACTCAAGCTGGTTTATCTGCAAGAGCGCAAACGAGTTTAACTAGAATATTAACTAGAGAAGTAGCTGCTGCTGGTGCTGCTGGTGGTCCTAATGCTTCTAGAGGTTCAAGATTCAGCAGATTTTCTAAAGGTCTTTCAAGAGCTAGTACTGCAATATCTTTAGCTGGACCTGCAATAGCAGGATTTGCAGAACAATTTGCTTTTGGTGATAGACAAAGAACTGAAATGACATCAAACGAGAGAATTGGAAAATCTCTAGTTAGTACTGGTTTAAGTGCGGTTACTACTGGAGCAGGTATTGGAGCTTCGTTTGGCGCTCCTGGTGCAATCATTGGTGGTGTCATTGGAGGATTAGTTGGATTAACATCAGCTTTAAATGGTGCAAAATTATCAACAGAAGAGTTATCGCAATTAGCAGAAAAACAGGTAACTGAACAAAAACAAATTATAGATTCCGGTGAAAAATATGTCGACGCACAGAATACTTATAGAAATTTATTGCTACAAGGAGTTACAGGAAAAGAGCTAGAAAAAGCTTCTAAAAATGTAAAAAGCGCATTTGAAGAAATTAAAGATGTTAAATTAGCACAAGCTCTTGCTGAAACTAAAGATGGTGTAGAAGGTTTAAATTCTATTTTAGATCCTTATAGACAAAAACAAAAGAAATTAGAACAAGCTCAGGCGTTTTTAGCCGCAGATCCAAAACAAACTGAATCTCTTTTATATAGTTCACTAGCAAATAGCAATCAAAAAGATATTTTTAAAAAATTATCTTCTGGATTTTTTTATAAAACTCCAGAACAATATTTTCAAAGACCAACCGCAGGAGGAGTTAATCAGTTAGGAGTAGGAAATTTAATAGGTAAAAATGCTTTAGAAGAGGGGTATGATTATGGGCAATTGCAAACTAGAGAATTAAATCAAATATTAGATAGCATTGTAAATTCTCTAGGCGAAGGATTAGGTGATGAAATGAAACAAGGTTTAAGATCTAAAATTAGATCGTCTCTTTTAGATCCTAAACAAAGAGAAGACTTAATTAAAAATTTAACAAGCTTTTACGAAAATACAAATAAAAATTTAGGCAAACAAGCAGAAGATGAAAAAGAAATTGGTTATCTTTTAAAAACTAGAGAAATAGTACAATTAGAGATAATTAAAAAAATATCTGAAGCAAATTCTATTTTAAAACAATCTGAATTTTCTCAAAAATTATTATCTTCTATAAATGATTTTGAAATTTCATTAATGGAAGGTTTAGTAAGCCCATTGGAAGTAGCATCTAAAAAAGCTTCAAGCCAAAAAAATAAAATGGAGCAAGAAGCCAATAGAGAGCAAAGAAAATCTGTTATTAATTTTGTTAAAGAAAATTATGCACCTTTAATTAAAAGCAGCAAAAATCCAGAAATGATAAAAGATCAATTGGGACCAGCAATTAAAAAAATGCTTGAAGGCGATTTTACTGATTTTGAAAATATTGTGAATCCGCCTAGTGTTCTATCTCCAGAATTTCTTCCTAATGCAGTTTTAGACGCTGATGTGGTTTTAAAATTAAGAGAGGCTTATGAGATATTCAAAGAATCGCAAAAAGATCAAAAAGATAATTTTAAAAATGAATTAGATTTATTTAATAACGATACTTATTTACAAAATTTAAAAAATAAAACTATTTTACTTCAATCAGGTTTAATTAAAGATGAAATCTCATTGATCGCTCAAAGAGAACGCGCAGAAATACAAAGAAAAAATACATTAGATTTAGAAATAGACGCTATAGAACGCAGACAATCTGATGAGGCTAGTTATTTTGGGCTTGGGGTTTCTGGAAAAGCTCAAGAAAAAATTAATTTTAGAAATCAAAGTTTACAAAAGAAATTACTTGATTCACAAATTTCTAGATCAAAATCAGCACAATCAGATTATAATCAAGTTATTAAAATGCAGAATACTAATTTGTTAACTCAAGCTGATATTTTAGAATCTCAAGGTAGATCTGAAGAAGCTACAACCCTTAGACAAAAAGCGCAAAGTTATACTGGAGTTGAAATTAATAATTTAGATTCATTAAAAGAAGCTATATCAGGTATAGAAACTGCTGGTAGTTTTGCAGATCCAAAACAAGAAGAACAAAGAATAAATACATTAAAAAAACTTGAAACGATTCAAACTGAAATAATTGAAAATAAAACAAAAGAAATTCAACTAAATGATAGACTAAATAAGCAAGAGCTTGTTATGGCTGAACGTTCTACTTCTTTTAAATATGGAGTTGTAAAAGGTTTTGATAATTTAAGAACTGAATCAGAATTGATGATAGGTCGTTTAGGCGAAGATCTTCCAAAAATGTTTGCTGATGGATTAGTTAATGGGATTAAAGCTGCTATAAGAGAATCTGATAATTTAGGAAGTGCTTTGATGGGTATAGCTTCTACTTTTTTGGATACTATAAGCACAACATTAATGCAATCTGCGGTTTATGGAATATTAGGAAATCTTGGAGTTTCTAATTTACCAGTTGCCGCTAAACAAAGAGGAGGAGTAATTCGCGCTCAATCTGGTATGTATATTTCTGGAGTTGGTTCTGGAGATAAATATCCAGCATTGCTTGAGAATGGCGAATATGTATTGAATAGAAACGCAGTTATGGCAATGGGTGGCCCAGCATCACTCGACAAATTGAACTTTTCTGCTGCTCCTCGTTTTGCTGCGGGAGGAACATTTAGTAGTAGTTTTGATGATATTGCTTCTATGGAGTCTAATATGACTAGTTATGGACTTGAAGAAAGTAAATTATATAACGAATTAAGAGATCAGAAGAGAGCGGAAATAGAAGCGGCTAGACAAAAGAAAAGAGCGCAAAAACAACAAATGGCTGGTTTAATTGGATCTCTTGCTGCTGGAGCTGTTAGTGTAGGTTTATCTGCTGGAGTAAGCAAATTAAATCAACCAGCAAAATTGCCTAAAGGTGGATATGCGGCAACAACAGCGGGTAAATTAGAAGCAGCAGCTAGTTTAAATGGAAGTCCAGAAATGATCACTCTAGACACTAAACAAACTGGAGGTTTAATTGGTTCTCGTTTATCAGATACCATTCCAGCTTATGCAACAGGTGGATTAATTAATTCTCCTATCGTAAAACGCTATGCAATAGGTGGTGTTTCATCTGCTGGATTCGGTACAGCCGCTGGAAATAACAGTACTGTAAATAATAATACTAGTGCTAGTAATTCATTTAACTTTAATACTACTGTTCAAAGAGATGGTAAGATTCAAGTTGGTGCAAATAGCACAAGCTATGCTCAACAAGATGTAGAATTGTCGCAAAGCTTGAATGGTAAGGTTTACGATGTTGTTCTAGAAACTATTAGAAAAGAAAAACGTTTTGGCGGTTCATTAGCAGGAATAAGAAACTAATAACATGAAAGGCGCAACGTTAAATTACGAGAATTTTTTCTTCTTAAATAATAGCACCATCTCTGGAATTATTTCAGTGGATGGTGGATATAGTATTAATTACGCACCAATTAAAACAATAGGCGTTGGCTATAACAAGCAAGTGATCGCAGAGGTTCCTGTTGCAAATTTTTCTATAAATAAATATTTATTGTATAATGAACCGTTTTTAAATTTTACTGGAGAAAATAAAGATAGAAATGCCATAGGTTTCAGAGGAAGTTTAAATTATAATAATAAAAAATTTGGATTCTTGTCAGGTTATTTAAATAGTTTTGGTTTATCTTGTTCGGTTGGAGAAATACCAACAACAAAATCAGATATAATTATTTATGGAGATGTTGGTCCCAGCTACAACGCTTCTGGAAATTTGCAAGCTCCATATATATCGGTTCCACAAGTTAAAGATATAATTTTAACATGCAGCGGATCAAGCACCAATAGAATAACAGATTTTAACTACAATATAAATTGCACAAAAAGACCTATTTATATATTAAATCAAAGCGGTTATTCTTATTCTGGTCCAACTGGGCCAACTGAACCACAGGCAAATTATGTACCTTATGAAGTATTATTAAATTTACCAATTGAGATAGACGCTTCTTTTACTTTGGAGGTAGATGATTATGCTTCTAAATCATTATATTCTCAGTTAGATAACGATACTGATGCTAGTTTTTCTATAAGTATTAATGGAACGGTTTTTGCTGATGAAGTTCTTACAGTTAATGGACAAAATTTAACAGTTAATGGTGGGTCTGATTTAATATTATATCAGAAGCTTGTTGGAATAAACATGTTTAATCAATCATTCACTAATGTGAAACTAATCTCTCAAGAATTTAATTCAAGTGCTGATGACATTTTAAGTGTAAAACTTAATTATAAAGGTTATCTAAACAACTAATATGGGCATACCACTATCATCATTATCTGCGAAATTAGGTTCAAATGTTGCTGCAACTGATATATTTTTAGTATCAAATAACGATTCTTCACAAGATAATAAAATAACAAGAGATGAATTCAGTAAAGCTTTTACTGGTTTTTATGCTCAAAACGCTCAGGGTCTTACTATTTTTGAAAATAATGGTATTTATGGATTATCAATAAGTGGAAATTATGGTTTTGTTGGTATAAATGATAGAACGCCATTTGTTTCATTGGATGTCATAGATAATTTAACCGCAACAAATGGTTCGGGTCAAATTAGATTAAGCACTACTAATTCTGGTAGAAAGATAGCTTTTTCATTAAGTGATCCTAATACATATTATGAATTTAGTAAAAAACCAAATGATACTAAATTATATTTAGAATCTTCAATTAATGGTGGATCAACATTTGCTAATTTATTTGTAGTAGATCAAAGCGGTAATTTTGGCATTACAGATTCAACCGGATCTTTAAGCGATAAATTTTTAGTAAGTGGTGCTTCTATTCAATTTCAAAATTCAGGAAATGCTATATATTTTGATCCATATAATACTGAAATTAAAACAAGCGCTACAGATGAAACTTTATTATTGAATTATAATAACTTAGGTGATGTAAATATAGGCCGCAATGCGGTTTATATTGATAATAGTTTAACTGCTCCAAAAGTAGGCGTAGGTCATGTAATTCCAGCTTATACATTACATGTAAGTGGCACTGCTGGTGAAGTGGCAAGATTTCAAACCAATCTTAGCAGATGTGTAAGCAGCTATAGAAATTCAACAGCTACGGCTTATGTTGGATTAAGTACTAATTTCACATATATAGGTCCAAGTTCAACATTATCTGAAAGCAATTTAGTTATATCAAGTGACGGTCTATTTGGTTTAGGAACGACTGCTCCATCATATAAGTTAGATGTTAGAACGTCTTCGACAGGGCCTTCATCAGCTACTCCAGCTTATTTTCAATCAACAAATGTTCAAGGTTCAACACAAATAGTTGTTGCAGCTAACAAAGCGTTTGGAGGTGGTGACAGTGGGCCAAGAAATAGTTTAGTAACTTTTTCTCGTTATGATAGTTCTCCAAGCACAGATAAATGGTCGATTGGAAATTTGTATGCAGATACTATTTTTCCAGGTCTAAACGATTCTTTTGTATTTATTAAAAATGGTTATAATGGAGCGTCTCCAGATGTTGTTGCAAAATTAAGTACAGCGGGAAGTTTAGATATAGATGGAAGTTACACTTCTAATGATGCATACTGTAAAGGAAAATTTGTCCAAACATATCAAACACAAGTAACTGGTACTGATATATATTTTAATCCATTATACCCTAATTCAAGCAATAATCCTTCTGGTAATAATTCTGTAGACTCGCCATTTACAATAGCAAATTTCAATGGAAGTGTTGAAAGAGTAATGTTTATGACTTCTGATCTTGCTGCTGAAACTGCTGGTGGTTATAGGTTTGAAATATCAGCTATTTCACCTAGATATGAAGATGGCACACCTGATGGTTTTGTATCTGGTTTTTTTGTTAGTCCTCCAAGTAATCCAGTGAGTTTTCCAACTAGCGGTATTATTGCTGCAACTATTGTTGCTGGTGTCGCAACAAATGCCGTAGTGGTAAAAACTAAAGCTAATTTCGTTGGATCAACTAATTTTACTTCCGGTCAATTATTACAATATAGATTATGCAATACAAATGGTACAAAAGTGGATGCTGCTAATTTTAACGTAGTAACAACAATTGCTTACACAATAGTTTAATGAGCAAATTCATAAAATATGAGAATATAGATTTTAGAATTAATAATACTGTTTATTATTCTAATTCAGTATCTATTTCTTTGCAATCTAATATATCCCCAGTGCTTTTATCTGATGGAAGTTTATTAAGATATGCACCAGAAAATACAGTTATAGGATCTTTGTCTTCTCAGTTTTATTTAACTGGAACAATTCCATCTTATTTGTTTCCAACTACAGATTCAGAAGATTCAATAAATTGTTCATTTGGTGGAATTGCTATAGACAATTGTTATATTAAGTCCATGTCATTCGCTGTAGCGGATTTTTCTTCTATTGTTATGGATGTTACTTTTGATTGGTATGGAAAAATAAATACAATAAATAGCACATTAAATCTAAAAGAATTTACATCGTCAAGAAATTCTCCTTTGACAAATATAGCTCATGCAAATCATAGTTATATAATAGATGTAAGTAAAGTATTTGGTTTTGATGAGATATTTAAATATACTTATTCTGAACAATGCGATAGAATACCATTTTTTGAAGTTGGATATATAACACCTTTTAGAGTGGCTAAAACAAATAGATTAAAAAACGTTTCAGTTGAAGGTAACGTGGTGAAACAAAATAACATTGCTGAAGTGGAAGGCAGAGATACATATTGTGAATTATATTTAAAAAATTATGAAAATTCACTATTAAATACTTTTACTATTTCAGGAAAAATTCAGTCCAGATCTATTGATACTAGTTCTGATGGAATAGTTCAAAGCAATTTAGCTATAACTCAACGTGTAGCGCCATTAAGAAATACATTATGAGCAAATTTATAGATTCACAATTTTCTGTTTCTGGAATAAAGAATTTTTCTTTAACAACTTCTTACAATCAATATGACTTGGTTGATTTTCAGTATTATACAGGCAATTCTAGTTATCCAACAAATTTATCAGGTTTATTTGCTTGGTTTAATTTAGATAATTTAAATAATATTGAGTTTGATGGTTCTGGAAAAGTGAATCTTTGGTATAACTCCGCTCCCGGTCATTCTTTACAATATTTAGTTAATTTAGATTCTACAGTTACAAAAGAAACTCGTCCAATCTTTGATGATAAAAAGAATACTATTTCATTTAAAGCGTTCAATGAAAATCAAGAATATAATCAGTTATATACATCTACAGATTTTTCAGGATTTTTATCTGATGATAGATGTTGGTTTATCGTTTACGAATTCGATTCTTTAAGAAATGGATCTCAAACGGTTAGTGGGTATTTTTCTAATTTTTCTACAATAATAAATACTGACGATTCAAATCCAATAAAATCAAGTGGTTATTGGGGCGTTTATGGAGATAATTCTAATGGAATTTTAAATAGTAATGTTCCTAATGGTTCCCAAGAGTTTATTGGTGGACCTACGGAAGCTATATATCCATCTCCATCGACTATAAATTCTTCATTTTCAGCAGCAAAATTATTAAATAATAAAAATATTATATCTATAATAAAAAATAACACATCAAATACTTTACGCATAAGAAATAATGGTTATGAAATATTAAATATAGTTAGTGCAAATTATTTTCATGTAAACTCTGATAATTTAAGATTGGGTACAGCAGGAAATGGTCATGGTAATGCTGCTACAAGTGAATTGTATAACTATGATGCAAGTAATATTTCTTATTATGAAATACTAGGATACTCAAAAGTGCCAACTGATGAGCAAATCCTGCAAATAGAAAAATATTTATTTAAAAAACATTTCACCAATGATGATAATTTATATTTAACAACTGAAAATTTTACAGCTTCTGACTATCGTTATTCTCCAATAAATATCACTGGATCTCAATTTTTAACAAAGAATCCAGATCTTTTGTTTAAAAAAACTTATGGATGTTCAGCTAGTTTTTCTACTAAATCTTTAAGAATGCAATATGGAGATGGTTATTATACAAACGTAACTCCAAACATAAATAATTTAACTAGCAATTTTAGTTTAACTTACGATGGTTTGTCAGATACTCAATCAAAAGCATTAATAGGATTTTTTCAAAATACTTTTGAATATACTCCATTAAATATTGAGGAATCATATCAGAATGTAAATATGGATTTATTTTATCCATACAAAAATAATGCTAAAATATATTTTGAAAACTTAAATTATTCATCTAAAGAATCTAACCTAAATATGGTTAATATAAATTGCGTTTCAGTTTATGATTCAAGTTTGGATTATCGTGGATTCCTGGTTACAAGTAATGAGGTTCTTAGATATTACGAACAAACAAAAACATATATTAAAAATGATGTCGTATTCTATAAAAATATAGATAATGCTTTAGAAGGTTATTATTGGTATACTGGAGCAAATAATGTTATTTTAAGTGACTCAACTAGCCCAACTGGATCAAATTCTTTATTTACTAATAAATTTTATTTTAAACCGGATATTGATTATACTATTCCAATGTCTCCAAGATTTTTGAAAAATGAATACGAAATGACTGCACCAGCTTTTGAAAATAATGGCATAAATAAAACAGTTTTAGCTTTTGATTTTGCATTCAACAATAGATCTGATAAAGAGGCAATAGCACTATTAAAATTTTTAGATAATAAAGCTGGTTTTAAGATTTTTGAAATAAATTTGCCAGCGCCTTATAATAAAACGATAGATGTTTATTGTCCAGAGTGGAGTCATACATATAAATTTTATAACAATCATGAAATATCAGCTAAGTTCTTAGAATTTAAAGGTAAAACAGATTCTGACATATTTTTTAATACGCTATTACAACTATGATATATACGAATTCTACTGGTAAATTTATTGGTGAATGCATGACTGGTTTTGGTATTAATTATCCTGTTTATATTTATAATAGCGGTAATTCTGAGGTTATTTATACAATAACAAGTGATGATAGTAATTTTTTATTGTCAGATCCACAATTAATAATATCTAACGGTTCATCAGATTATTTTGATATTTTTTTCAATCCTACTGCTAATGGTATATCTGGTTATGAAACATCATTAATAACTATATCTTCCGAATCTACTGAAGATGGATCAGCAGATCCAAGTGGTAATATAACAATATATGTAACAGGTCTTAGAATAGTTGACACTACGGGTGGGCATGTTAGAAAATTTAGAGCCTTAAAAAATTATGATCCAACTAATGGATTAAGTTATTCTTTTTATTGGAGACCGCCAACTGGAACTGGATCTTTAAATAATTATTTTATAACTGGATATGGTTTAGATATAGCTACAGATACGGCTTTCAGTACTAAAGTAGTTTCGCAAACTTTCAATATCGCTCAGAATAGTTCTGATCCGATATATTCTACAAATTATGGATTTGAAGATGAAGACGTTTTTCAAAAAATACAAGCCTATGATAATGGAAATCTGTTTGAATTAGATCAATCTTATTATGCAAGAATGTATACTTGGATTGATGGTGTTACTGGAGAATCTGTTTATGCTACAGGTATAAATCAATTAGATACTCAATTATCTAATCAAGTATTGACTGGTAATATGAGTAACAAGGTGGATTTAATGTTTACTGAAAATGCTCTTGATATTTATATATCTCCTCAATCTGTTTATACTAATTATAACTTATATGAAAAATTTGTTTCAGCAAACAAAGGAAGCGCTAATTTTAAATATATCTCTGGAATAAATGTTTACTTGCCAGATTTGACTACTTTTACAGCAGACAATGAAAATCAATACTGTTTAAATTTAAATGGTCAATTAGAAAATTTTAGCGGAGATGCAACATACGGTACAAATATAAATATATATTTATCTAATACAACTAAGCTTTTAGGATATGCTGGTAAAGGTGGAGATTTGAAGGGTTCTATTATAAAAGGATTAGAAAGAAATCAGAATACATATTCTTTTAATGATCTTTTTTCTCAAACTTCAACCGCTTACTCACAAGCAAATTCAAACATTACAGATGCAAAAAATGGAGGCTCAATTTTTAACTTTAATATAACTTCTAATATTATTAATGATAAAGAGTATACAGATTTAAATTATAATGTAATTTCAAAAACAAATTCTTATGTTACTGCTGGAGGTGGAGGTTCTAAAGCATTAGTTGCTTGGATATATGGAAATGGTAAAGCTAATGTTGGTGGAACAGATGAATATAATAATGCATATCCATTTGCTTTTCCTATTTTTGGATCTCCAAATACTAAAGGAGCTACAAGTTATAAACTTTATGAAACTCAATTAGGATCTATAACAATAGCTGCAAATGGAAAAGAAGCTTTTGCTGCTATAACTGCTGGATCTAATTTTGGCACAATATCTTCTTATCCGCATGTTTATGGAGAAAGCGGCTCTTTGTATCCACTTCTTCAAATTACATCAAATACAAATAGTTTAGGTTTTAGCCCTAATCTTTTTGGAGTTGATACTGGACAAAAAATTGATACAAAAGTTGTCAAACCAAACGATTCATTTACGCCTAGTTTATATTTTAATAGAATTAATGATAATCAAAGTTCTGCTGGTAAAATTTTAAATGGTTTTTCAAATATAAAAGCTAATTTTACGATAGATGGTGGAAATATTGCTTCTGATTATCTTTTTAGATTTGAAAATTCAGCTATAGATTCTATAAATAAAAACTGGAAAGATACTACTACTACTGCAACTTTAGATGGAAGTACTGCTGCTGGTATTTTTAATAATTCTTTTTACTCACATACTGCAAAAAATTCTGTTACATTAAACAGCTCTCAATATCTTGATTATACATTTGGAGTATCAAACACGACAATGATAAAGAAAAATTGCAATCAATTTGATCTTTATATGGTAGTAGCTTATAGACCTATTACAAAAGATACAAAATTTACAGACAATAGCACTTATTCATTGTCTAAATTTAAAATTTTAGATTGGTCTTTAAATTTAGATAACACAATTGTAAATCAGATTTTAATAAAACCATTTCCTTATAATGATAGCGTAAGATATTACAAAAAAGAATTTAATGTTTTTGAATTTTTTGTTAGTCCATTATTTAATATTAGAAACGATAATACAAAAATGGCAGATGCCTTGTGGTATAATCCTGGGATATTAGCTGAAAATAATTTTGTTCAATTATCTAAAAGCTTGTTAAATGCTAACGATTATTATCCAATGTTGTTAAATATAAAACGAACAAATACAACATATTCAGTTTATATAAATGGAAACTTAATTGTTACTTATAATATGGGTTCGTATGTAAATTTTGCAGATTCTTATATAACATCAATGATTGATGGCACTACTTTAAAATTAATAAGCAATTGCGCTACAGCAAATGAAAGTATGAGTTATTTTGATATAATTTTTTATAATAGATTATTAAATCCTAATGAAAATCAGCAACTTAACAATTCATTATTAAATTCATATTTTAAACTTTTTACAGGAGGAACGTCGTCATCTTTAAATATCAAATCTAATCAAGTGAGACTGCCAAATGCTTTTAATTTAGCTGGAAAATCTTTATGAAAACTTTATTTAAATTAAATAATTATTTAATATTAGACTTGTTTGAAATCGAATTAGAATCAAATGAAGGTTATCTTCGTTTTCATGGTTCTAAAAATTTTTCATCTAATATAGTTTTTCAAGGCAATCAATATACTTTTATACCTTGTGAGTTTTCTTCTTTTGAAACTTCGTCCGATGGAAAACAAAGTAGACCAATTTTAAAAATAGCTAATATAAATAACTACTTTTCTAAAATTCTAAAAGATCGAGCCGATCTTATTGGCAAGAAAGTGTTTAGAAAAAAAATATTGGGTAAAGATCTTGACTCTATTAATTTTACAGATGGAATCAATCCATTTGGTGTTTCAGCTTTTAATACTTATGTAGCATACGATAAGTTTATAATTAATTTAAAAAAATCAGAAAATTCAGAAAATATAGAATTAGAATTGGTGACTAAGGTTGATATTGAAAATTTATCATTGCCTAGTAGAAAAATAACTAATGATACTTGTTCTTGGAATTATAGATGTTATGGATGTAATTATGGAAATACTCCAGCATTCAAAGGGCCACAAATTAATTCAACTCCTTTAAATAAGTTGGAATCAAGTTATTTATATTTTAAAGAAAGCGCTTGGCAAGGAAATGCTAGTTCTCCAGATCCAGGTTTACCAGTAGCAGACGAAAACGATAAAACGTTCTTGAGCGCTTACAAACAAGATTTAGCGAATAATTCTTATGGTTTAACAGCTATTACTTATAAAGGCGAATGGTCATCAACTATAACATATAATTCTGGGGATTTTGTTTATGTTGATCCTGTTTTAAGTTTAGACGCACAACAAGATGTGAATAATATTAATTTTATTAATAAACCAAAAACTTTTTATGTTTGTGTTTCTAATAACGTTTTAAACAAATTTCCAGATAAAAATACAAATGTTTGGAAACAAGATAAATGCTCAAAAACTTTAAGGGGATGTTTATTAAGGTTTGAAGATTATTTGTCTGATGATGGGGCTTTGCCTTTTGGGGCTTTTTCAGCAACTTTTCCATTCAATAATGATAAATAACGAACTAAAAGATCATATAAAATCTATATGTATTAATAAATCTTCTGAAGTTTGTGGTTTTATAGTTTATGATGGAAATAAAGAATCTTTTATTGAACTAGAAAATAAGCATCCATTGTCAAATGATTTTTTTTTGATATCTCCAATTGATTATTTATCTGTTAAAAATAAATTTACTATAAAATACTTATTTCATAAACATAATAATTCAGACAATTTTTCAGAATCAGATATCCATTATCAAAAATTTCATTGCTTGAATATGTTGATTTATAACATCAACACTGATAATTGGTCTGAAATGAAGTGTAAATAGTATTATCATGGTCAATATAAAATTACATGGTGTTTTTGAAAATCATATAAAGCTTGATTGGAATTTAAATATTCTAACTGTAGCTGAAGCTTTTGAAGCTATTGAAGCTAATACTGGAAAATTAATTAGCACTTTGGGTATATTAGAAGAATATATATCTAATTTTATTATTTATGTTGATGGTAAAATAATGCCTCCTGAGTATATAAATTCTCCAATATTGAAATCAAATTCTAAAATCGAAGTGATTCCATTGATAATGGGAAGCGATTTTGGTATTAGCTTATTAATTTTAGCTATATCTATAGGAATTCAATTTTTGATTACAAAATTATTAACTCCAAAATCACCAGTTGATATAAAAACAAATTCTAGATTATTCTCTTCTTACGAAAACGTAACTAAAAGAAATGTTCCTATTCCTATAGGTTATGGGCGTTTAAAAATTGGATCTATAGTTGTATCAAATGATCTTACTAATGTAAATGAAATTGCATCATGAAAATAAATTTATCTAAATCAGATATCAACATGTTTAATGCCTCTGCAAATTCGCAGGGTTTTACAGTTAATTCTGAAAGTTTTTATGAAGCTGTCGATTTAATTTCAGAAGGTCCAATTGAGGGATTAACAGATTCTTTTGGAAATGCTTTAAATTATATAGATTTAAGCTCTAGCGTTTCAACGCAAACAAATGGATCTTTGGCTTATGGGGTTTATTTTAATGATGTATCTATAAAAGATAGAAAAAGCAATTTGTTTAATATTAGTTCTTCAGATTTTTCTTTGTCTTTGGGTTCTGAGACTTCTAATATTCCTGCTATTTCCAGTTCAGTGTATGAATATAAAACTAAAATATATGATTTAAATAAAAGTATTCCTGAGTTTTCTAAAGTCGATGAAGATAAAATATCTCCTAATTATATATTAACTTCTTTTAATGAAAGTGCGACAGGTGATCCTTTTTTAAAATCTATAATAGATTTAAAAAATAATGCTAGAGTTTTTTCTCACTATTTAAAAAATAAATATGCTAATTTAATAAAAGTTATTATTAGCTTAGATGACTTGTATTATGTAGCTGCCGAAGGAACTAATTTTAATAATACAGTACGTTTTGTAATTAGTTTGACAAATTCCTTCAAACAAAAAACTGAATATTTGCTTTTTCAAGGTTATATAATAGCTAAACAAAATTCTGTTTTATTAACTTTTGAATTAGAAATAGATAAATATGATAAATTAGATAATATTAATTCTGAATTTGTTGTTAATATTTATAGCGTTCAACAAAGAATTCCAGCGAGTGGTCCTAGAAAGGGCGTTTTAACAAGAAGTTTTTCTGTTAACAGTATAATTGAAATTGTTAATTATAATTTTTCGTATCCTTTTTCAGCAATTTGTAGGAATAAAGTGAGTTCTAAACATTTTAGTTCTGTTCCTGTAAGAAGTTTTGATTGTAAGCTTTTGAAAATAGCAGTTCCAGATAATTATGATTCAGAATCTAAAGAATATTCGGGTGATTGGAGCGGTAATTATAGCAAGTCTTTAAGATGGTCTGATAATCCGGCGTGGATATTTCATGATTTATGTATAAATGGTAGATATGGTTTAGCTAAATCTATATTGACAGAAAATGATATTAATAAATGGGAACTGTATAAAATTTCAAAATATTGTGATGAATTAGTTAAAACAAATTGTTCTACAAAATATACTCCTCAAGATTTTCATTTTAATAATTCTTTTATTTTTGGACAAGAAGGTTTTAATACAATACAAATAACAACTACAGATGATATTTTTACTTTGCAAAATAAATATCCATTTGGTGGTACTTTATTTTTATATGATATCAAAAATGAAATTGGCGAAGATTTAAATTTAAATGTTAAAAAAGTAATTGGAGCAATAACTACAAATGGATCTATAGCTACAATAAATTTATATAATGATTTTGGTCCTCGCAAATTTATAGAATCAGATTTAAGTGGGAATTTTTTTGTAGCTTTAAAAGAATATATATTAAAAGATCCTTCTCTGTTGAATACTCAAGACAAAATAAAAACATTCGCTGTTTCTTATATTTCTGGATATAAAAATACAATTGCAAATTTCGCTTCTACTAATGAAGCTGTTTCTATAAAATACGCTTCAGCAAAAATTTTTGATACTAGTTTAAAAGTTAAATCTGGAAAATGCGTTGCTAGACAAGAAGGGTTTTCAGATTTTCTAGAACAAAGATTTGCGGCAAATATTCTTATTAATAGTGAAACAGAAGGATTAAGAATTTTATCTGATTTAGCTTCTATTTTTAGAGGGGTATTTTATTTTAAAAATGGGTATTTAAATTTAACAAGTGATGTAAAAAAGCCGGTTTCTTATGTCTTTAATAATTCTAATGTAAAAGATGGTTTCTTTACATATTCCTCTAGTAATTTAAATACTGCTTTTTCAGTAATTAAAGTATCTTATCTTGATCAACTTGATAATTTTAAAGATAAAATTGTTTATATTGAAGATGCAAATTTAATTCAAAAATTTGGAATAATTGAAAAAGAAATTCTTGGATTTGGAATTACTTCTAAATATCAAGCTCAAAGAGTCGGCAAGTGGTTTTTATCTACTGGAAAATTAGAGTCTCAAATAGTTAATTTTAATGGTGGTATAGAAATGTCTTTGTTGAAAGTTGGAGATATTATTAGAATAAGCGATGATTTAAAAAATAGCAATATTAATTTTGGAAGAATAACTTCTTTGGATTATAAAAATAGTTATGTAGGAATTGATAGAGAAGTGTCTGAAAACGCTTTAGGAAGTATTATTAAAATATTTAGTTTGGTTGAAAATGAATTGTCCGAATTGTCGTATTATGTAAGTGAAGTAGATAACGCTAATTTAAAATTAAAATTGATTAATTTTGCGTATATTTCTTGGGATATAGTCAGTAAAGTAATATCTTCAGACGATGGAAAAACTGTTTATGCTGATGGTATTGGAACAGCGGGTTGGACTAGAAAAGCTTTTACAAAACAAAGTTATATAAATAATTGTCAAATATCTTTTAAAGTAACTTATGATGGAACTTATTTAGTTTGTGGATTAAGCGAAATAAATAATACTACAGTGGATCAAACTGATATAAATTATGGTTTATATATAGCTGCTGGTTCTTTATACTCTGTAGAAAATATAAATAACACGACAACAACAACAAATTTAAATAAAACAGTAGTTTCAACTGATATTTTGAGTGTTGTTTATGATGGTTCTTCTATAATTTATTATTATAATAATGAAAAACTAAGAAATATTACGAGAGCTAAAGGTAATGCTTTGTATGGTGTTGTTGCTTTTAATACACCATATGCAAGAATAAATGATGTTAATTTTTCTTTATTTCCAGATCTTGATTACGGCTCTTTTTCAAATTTAAGAAGCGATGCTTCTTTTAGTATTTATCTTAATGATTATGTAGAAGATGGGGATTTGTATCGAATAACTAATATAGGAGAAAATTCAGCTAATGAATATTCAATAGCGGCAATGAAATATTCTTATGAAAAATTTGATTTTATTGAAAAAGATGAATATGTAGATATTAGTCAAGATAATAAAAAAGAAATAATATTTTCTACAGATACTTATATTTCTTCTGCTTTTACTGATTCTCAGATTCAAATATTTTTTACACAAGGTTTATTGTTTGATCAAAACATAAATTATTTAACTTCGATTAACTCTAATTATGATTATTCGTTTAGTATAGAAAATGAAACTTTAGATTCAGGTTTTGCAGAAAATAAATTTAAACAATTAACTATAGATTTTGAAAATATATTTAATTCTGGTTCTGTGTCTACAAATCCTAAAGTTCATGGTTTATATTGTATCATAACTAAAGATGGAAAAACATTGAAATTTAAGATTTTAAGATCAGAGGCAAAATTTATAAAACTATTTTTAGGAGAAACTCCATTAAATAGAATTAATTTTAACCCTCAGTATTCTATTGATTTCTACGCTTTTGATCAAAACATGAAATTAATTAATGTGTAATCTAATATATGGCTTTTATTCCATCAACAGGAATTGATTATAGTAACGCTTTTACAGTTAAAAGTATAGATTTAACTTTTAATGGTCAGTATTCTTATAAAGACACAACTGTTTCACCAACAGTATACGGTCTAGATATAAATACGCCATTTATTGTAGGCTATTTAGCTGAAAAAAATATAAATTTAAGTTGGACTGTTGAAAGGCCAGTTACCAAACAAATTTTAAATGGAACCATAAGAGATATAGGATTTTCAGGTTTTGATATAAATTATTACGATATTAATAGACAGTTAATTTACACTTTTCCATTTTCTACTAAGCAAACTTTATTTTCAATAGATTCTTCAGATTTATTGCAAACTTTTATAAACGCAACTGGAATTGAAAACATATCTGGTTTAAATACGTTTTTTATTGATGCAGTAAGCACTGATAATCAAGGTAGAAAAAGCACAGGAGTAGCTTTAATTAATTTTGGAACTCCAAATATAAGCATAAATAGCTATTCAATAGATAATACAGTTTCTATTGGTTTGTCTTACGATGATTATACTGTAATTGATAAAGTTTCTGTTTTTGCTACCACAGGAACAGTTTTCGATACTGATAGTGATAATTATTTGTACAATGTTGAAATCAGAAATCCAAATTTAAATTCAGTTTCGATTCCAGATTTAATTAACATTGATCAAAATACTGAAGCTGATAATTTTGTAAGAAAACCTTATTATTTGCATATTGTTCCTTACAACTATCTTTATAGTGGACAAAAAATAATTTCTTCAGGAATAAAGTCTAATTCTTATTCTGTATCCAGCTTACCAAATAAATTATCTAATTTAACTGGCTATGTAAGTTCAAGTTTAAATAAAACAGATAAAAATTTAAATCTTGAAGCATTTATAAAATGGGATCATATTGAGCAATCTCAAGATTGTGGTTATCATATTTTAGTAGAAGAAAGCGGAATTAATAAAAATAAATATGATTATTTTATTGATAATAGAACAAGCGAAAATATACAATCAATTTATTATGGAACTGGAACAGGGGTAAGTGGAAGTTTTGATGTTTTTAATACTTATGGATCTTCTGGTATTCAGTGGGTTGATCATACAATTTATGTAGATAATTTTGGATCTTATCCAACAGGCGTTTTTTCTTCTAATACTGGTTTTAATTATATAACAGAAATAAGAATACCTTCTGGTTATACTAATTCTTCAGAAATTTTCTTATCTTATAATTATACTGGAAATAATCAATTTCAATTTTTACCTTCTGGTGGTTATTATAGTGGTAATATATACACTGGCACATATTCTGATAATAGATACCTGCCAGTTTTTACGCCAAACATTAGTGGATTCAACGATCTAAATGATACAGTAACAGGAATACAAATAGCAAAAAGAATAACTGGATTTGCTAATTTTGTATATCCAACAATAGATCCATCTTTTATTTTTCCAGTAAAAGAAGATACTAATTATTTTGTTAAGGTTCGCGCAATAAATGCTGATGAAGTAGTATCAGAATTTTCTGATACTTTATATATAACTTCTGGATATATAAATCAAGCTATAAATTTATCACCATTAAGTGGTAAAAAAGTTATTGATGGCTCTGGTATTAGTGGTTATATACCAAAATTTTCTGACTCAGATACATTAACAACAGGAACATTATATTATAGCGGAAGTAATAATTTAGTATTTACTGAATTGCCAACAACAACTACTACTGCAACTGAGTATTTAGTTATTGAAAATAATATAATTAAAAAACAAACTGGATCTGGAGGAAGCGGTTCTGCTGGAACTTCAGGATCTTCTGGTACAAGTGGAAGGAGTGGATCAAGTGGTTCGTCTGGCTCTTCTGGAACTTCTGGCAGTAGTGGAAGTAGCGGATCAAGTGGTTCATCAGGAAGTAGTGGATCGAGCGGTTCGTCTGGCTCTTCTGGAACTTCTGGCAGTAGTGGAAGTAGCGGATCAAGTGGTTCATCTGGTTCTTCTGGAAGCAGTGGATCGAGCGGAACCAGCGGAACCAGCGGAACAAGTGG